GTTTCTGGAAAAATGGAATCACATGTCTGAATGCCTCGAATCTTTTGGATACGGGTTTGATATGGGCTTGCTTAGAGGGTCATTTGGAAGTGACCAACTTTTTGGTGGAAAAAGGAGCTAACATTCATGCTGATAATGATTATGCTTTGCAATGGGCTTGCAAAAACGGTCACTTGGAAGTGGCAAAGTTTTTGGTGGATAAAGGAGCCAACATTCACGCTAATAATGACTATGCTTTGCTATGTGCTTGTGAAAATGGTTGTTTAGAAATGGCCAAGTTTTTGGTTGAAAAGGGAGCCAACATTCATGCTGATAATGATTATGCTTTGCGACTGGCTTGCGAAAATGGTCACTTGGAAGTGGTCAAGTTTTTGGTAGAAAAAGGAGCCAACATTCATGCTAATCGTAAAACATATCAGTTCTTAATCGAGCATGATATTATAAAAAATTGAAAATATTATTTCGTTTTTTTTTGTTGAAGACTTTATAAAATCATCAACAAATATGACTACACCATTCGATATTCCAGAACTTACGTACATGATCATAAACTTATTAGATCTAAAATCCATTATTCAAATGCTTCAGGTTAGTTGGTATTTCAAAAATTTTGTCCACGATATGCCCATCTATCGAGAATTACAAGTGTGTCAAAATTATCTGAAAAATACACCACTATCAAACTCAAGATACAATTATCGAGAAAAAATATTTATAAGTGCATGCACTAATAATTGTTTGGCCATTATTCACAATATTAGGCACAAAATCAGGACAAAGAAAGCCATAAATAAAAGCTTACAAATGTCTTGTACCTGTGGTCACTTGGAAGTGCTCAAGTTTTTGGTAGAAAAAGGAGCTAAGATTAATGCTTATATTTTGCTAAGTGCTTGCGTAAATGGTCATTTGAACGTGACCAAATATTTGGTGGAAAAAGGAATTAATATTCATTTCAACAATGACAAGGCTTTACTATATGCTTGTGATAATGGTCACCTGGATGTGGTCAAATATCTGGTCGAACAAGGAGCCAATATTCATGTTCGAAATGATGTCGCATTACAGTTAGCTTGTGATAATGATCATTTGGATATTGTTTATTTTTTGATGCAAAATGGAGCTAACATTCATAGTGGGAACGATCATGTTTTTCGACAGGCTTGTCGAAAAGGTAATTTGGATCTAGCCAAACATTTAATTGAAATGGGAGCTGATATTCACGTTGATGATGATTCAGCATTGTTATTAGCTTGTGATGGGGGTCACTTAAATGTTGTTAGATTTTTGGTGGAAAATGGTGCTAACATTCATGCTGTAAATAATCGGGCTCTGCAATGGACGTGTCAAAATGGTCACTTGGAAGTAGCCAAGTTTTTGGTAGAAAATGGTGCCAATATACACACCGTAAACGAACGCCCATTGAGACTGGCATGTTTCTATGGTCACTTGAATGTTGTTATTTTTTTAGTAGATAAGGGGGCCAATATACGCGCTAAAAATGATGAGGCTTTGCTATCGGCTTCTGAATTTGGTTATTTAGATATGGTCAAATATTTGATGAAAAAAGGAGCCAACATTCATGCTCGTGATGATAATGCTTTGCAATTAGCTTGTCAAAATGGTCACTTGGAAGTGGCAAAATTTTTGGTAGATAAAGGAGCCAACATTCGCGCTGATAATAATTTTGCTTTGCGATTGGCTTGCGAAAATGGTCACTTGGAAGTGGCAAAATTTTTGGTAGATAAAGGAGCCAATATTCATGCGGATAATGACTATGCTTTGCGATTGGCTTGCGTAAATGGTCATTTGGATGTGGCAAAATTTTTGGTGGAGAAAGGTGCCAATATTCATGCGGATAATGACTATGCTTTGCGATTGGCTTGCGTAAATGGTCATTTGGATGTGGCAAAATTTTTGGTGGAGAAAGGAGCCAACATTCGCGCTGATAATGACTATTCTTTGCGACGGGCTTGCGAAAATGGTCATTTGGAAGTGGCCAGGCTTCTGGTGGAAAATGGAGCTGATATTCATGTTGATAGTGATCATGTCTTGGGATGGGCTTGCGAAAATGATAATTTGAAAATGGTCAAGTTTTTGGTGGATAATGGAGCTAACATTCATGCTAATAATGACTATCCTTTGCAACATGCTTGTGAAAATGGTCATTTGGAAGTAGCAAAATTTTTGGTAGATAAAGGAGCTAACATTCATGCCAATAATGACTATGCTTTGCGATTGGCTTGCGAAAATGGTTATTTGGAAGTGGTCAAGTTTTTGGTAAATGAAGGAGCCAACATTCATGCTGATAATGATTATGCTTTGCGACGGGCTTGTCAAAATGGTCGTTTGAAAGTGGTCGAGTTTTTGGTAGAAAAAGGAGCCAATATTCACGCTGAAAATGATTATGCTTTGAAAATAGCTTGTCAAAGTATGCATTTAAACATAATTAAATTTTTGATAAATAAAGGCACCAACTTTCATGTCAATTATAGCATTTATCGATTTCTGGTTCGTAGGCGTTTTATCAAAAAAAATGAAAAAAATGATTATATTAGTTTAGTGATGAAGTCGTAAATTTTAATATATTTCAAGAGAAGTCAATAACTAACAAAAATAATGACTCATCCTTTTAATATTCAAGAACACGCGCACATAATTATTAATTTGCTAGACTTAATTGATTGATGAAATGGTCCAAATTAATCCAAATTTTATAAATTTTGTCCAAACATATTACTTATCTTGGCTACGTGAATTTGTCAAAATGGTTACTTGAAAATGGTTAATTTTTTGGTGGTGCATGGAGCTAACATTCATGCCGACCATTACTCATACTATTTTTTGGTTGAACATATATTATAAAAAGATGAAGATACCATAGTTACATAATTTTTCTCAAAGATAATTTCCCCGTTTCCCATAGAGTAAATTGCTATACACTCCAGGTAGCGCAGCAAAATATATTTTTCATCATCCCAGAATAAAACCTTATACATGAATTTGGAAATATAAATGTTTGTCGTCCTCATGGTATTGAGGTTGATAATTTTTCCCGCATTTCTGTTAGTGATCAACCTAAAATGTGCATTATCCAATAAGACAATCTGTAAATACTCCGAATCCGACCGAAACTTGTGAACATATTTTCCGTCATCATATGTAAAAATAAATTCATCAAAATATTTGGTAATCAATTTTTTGTCAGGACGAGATTATTTTAATTAAGTTAGCTAATGATTAATTAGCAAACTTAATTATTCAAACGTATTCCAACGAAACTCAAAAATAACTGTCCGTGCATGGAATATGATAATAAACAGCGTTTGGAAAATAATCAAAACTTATTCGATGAATCACCATCAAGATCTTTGGGCAAACGAATTACATTCAAAACAATACCATCGGTATCAATGTGTGTGACCACATTAGTTTTGGCATATCCAAATAATTTATGTGGAGGATTCATTTCAGATCCAAATATAATTAACACTTTGTTAATGATTGAGCCAATAGTTAAATTTTCAATTTTTTCTCAGAAAAAATTTGTGTTGGTGATTTTGCAATGATAATATGTCGCATCAGGATAATATTCTATTTGTTGCATATAGTCCAAAATAGGCATGGTATTTGAAGCCGATTCTGGTGTGTCTAAAATCGGCACAGTATTCAAAAGCGATCCTGACGTATCCAAGTGATAAGCAACTTCAGAGGTAAGAACGTGTATTATTCCAGAAGGCGAACATGTTAATTTTTTAGTTTTGTTGTACGGCCAATCAAATGTATATATTCTATCAATTGTATCATTTTCTGGTGACCAAATATATAGTGAATTATTTACCGCCCACACAATTTTGTTGTCAGGTAAAAATGCTATTCTTTTGTGGTTGTCTTTACCCACCACATGATTTATCAATTTGCACTGGTGTGTTTCCGCCGTCTCTATATTTATCATAAAAATTTTTTCACCTACATATAATCGTTGTGATGTACCCACACATATTTTACGACCACAGGGAGAAAATTTGGAAAAACAACCACAAACATTAGGGTTGATTTGATAAGTAAACAATACACTTTTATCCAAGAGATTTAGAATAACGAGAGTGTTATGTTCTATTATTAAAATTTGAGTTGAATTTGGTGAAAATTCAACGAATTTTATGTTGGAGAATTTTTGATACAATATAGTTTCCCAAGTTTCCACAGAATAAATAATCAAATATTTTCCATGCAATATGGCCAAATATTGTCCATTTAGAGAATATGCGTATCCTATGTTTTCTCCATATGGTCCAAGACTTTTGTTTTTGTCTGGATTTTTCAGGCTGACTACATTGAAATAACTATCGTGTGGTATTCCCAATAAATAATTGGTTGGGGAAAAAATGATTTCGTGACGAAATGATGATATACGATGGGATGACACATGAATAATTTTTTCACCATCAGAAAAATAAACTTTGTGCAAATCGTAATCGGGACTAGATTCTATTTGTTTCTTTGACTTTTCCACAAGCATATAGAGCCCAGTTTTTTTCACTGGGCAACCACCCAGTGCATCTTGCAAAACAGACATAGGATAATCATCAGGACGAAATTTTATGATAGCATCAACCAAGACTTTATGTTTGCTATAAACTTGGGCCACGTGTAACAAATAATCATATTCTTCGGTAGGAAAATCACTTATGGTCAGGTGGTTTGTGGATAGGCCCCAATAATCGGATAACTTGATGGTTTCCAAACAATGTAGCCATTTGGGAAAATCACCAACATTAGTCGAACAACCATACCAACTCATGATCAAATCATGGGCAATCGCTGAATGTTCCACCTCGAGAATTATTTCGGATTGCTGACCTTCCTTGAATTGGCCAAACATTTTTTCGAAGTATGGACTAGATGTGGCCAGCACAAGTTTGTGAACGTTCATGGTGATGTTATTTTGTCCACCAAAGTCAACCAAAGTTAAAGTTAGATCGGTCATAAATTTATCTTGCATGAATTGATATAGTTTTTGGGGATTCATAATGGGTTCGAGCTCGTGTTTGTGTGGATATAAATTGAATATGAGACTTGTGTTTATCAGATAAATCTAATTTTCAATTTTTTCAAATGAGATAGGTACAAGTTGGTTCATAATAATAATATTGCATGCGATAATTGTCAGCGCATAATTGAGCACATGAATCATATTTAAAAATTTTCAAAATGATTTCATGTTCATTTACACGAATAATTGTTGTGCGCACCGTCACTTGGATATGACCATTGAGTAGACATTATAATTTATTAATACGGTTACCAAAATCATGAAGTAAATGATGTTCATCATTATCAGGTGACCACATGTGTAATTAGCGATCGTGAACTATGAGTATTTTATCCTTGGAAATAAAATTCGATATGTATCCAAAATAATAGATTTTTCTCCAGTTTGGTCAACTATTTTGAGTTGGATATCTGATTCAGACTATCTTGCAAATATTGATGTAATTTTGCTGTATGTTCCATAGTGGTTCAAATTTTAGATTGATGTCAATCTAGAATGAGAAACCGAAACAAATAATTTTTCAATTTTTCAGTTAAAAAAATGTTGGTCTGTTTTCTCATGATAATAAGTTGTTAAGGGTAAATATTCTATTTCGTGATCAATGACATGGCACTCGTCACTTATAAATGATATGTTCTTGATGTTCAGGATTTCTTTGTGTTCATTTAGTTGGATTATATGCATTTTTGTCGCAACCTGAATAATATCAGGTGACGGACAATGAATTTTTTTAATCTCATCATCAGAATAATAAATTGGTACTATCTTATTTTTATCCAGGTACCAAACATAAACATAATGCTTATTGGCCATAACTAGTTTGTTCGCATGATGAAAAAATTCCATTTTATCCACATATTTGTCAATTTCCTTAAATCTTGAGGATACGAAATCTATCACGATAACATAGTCGCTGAATAGGTTATGTTTAATAGCAATGGCAATTTTCTGGAAGTGGAAAGAATATTTCACAACTCGAATACGTCCATTGATTGGTGGTATATAATGTGTTATTATTTCTTCTCTCTGCAGATTATGTATCTGAATCATTTTGTTGGTTGTTATCGCAATCAATGAAACATCATGAGAAAAATCAAATACAGTATTTATCGATGTATTTATTTTGGATATAATATTTGAGGTTTTGACAGAATAAACATAAAGATATGCCCTACATTGTACCCCAAGATAGCGACCATTTGGTGAAAATATGATTCTGCGTGGTTTACTAATGAAATTGATTCGCTTGGTAACTAAATTTGAGGACGGATTAGTGATTCTTGGCACATCGGATAATGCCATGATGTCAATAATATCAATATATGTATCATAAATTATTCCAACTATATGACCATTATCAGAAGAAATTAAGTTTTCGTAGCCGTCATTTATTTTGTATTGATAAATAAATTCATTATCATTCGCCACACAAAACTCGGAATATGTTGAAACATTACTTGGATCAGATGAATCCAACGAATTCACACATTTGCGCACTAATGCAAATATACCTGTTTTCTCCAGAAATGATTCAGCAATTGATTCATTTATCATGTCCCATGTATAAGATTCGGGACGAAATCTAATCAAAGCCCGCAAAAGTGACTTGGCTGGTCCAACCATTTTGATTGTATCCAACAAATGAAGATAACCCACACGCGGAATGTCGAGAATTGTAAGATGGTCAATTGGTAATTCCCATTGGTGGGACAATTTGATTATTTCTAATAAATGAAACCATAACGGAAAATTATTGTAATTAGTTACCTGACCATGCCAACTACTGACCAAATCATAAGCTATGGCAGGATATTCTACCTCAACTGTTAGTTCCGAAGCTATTATTTTTTCGGGATCGGTCAATATTTTTCTGAAGAATGGACAGTGTGTCATCAGGAGTAATTTATGAGCATTCATGATAATTTGATTCTGGCCGGTATGATCTCGGATTATCAGTATTACATCGGATCTTTCTCGTGAAAATTGGAAAACATTATCTGATTCCGCTTGAAGTATATTATAATTTAATGATTCCGCTGGGTGCGACATTTCTGTCGTCATAAAACATTTATGAAAGTAACAACTATTCCATTTTTCAATTTTTTATGAATTATTGAATTACAATTGGGCCAAACATTTATGAAGTGTCATTTTCATATTGTGATATCTTTTTAAAATATAATGCAATTATTTTTATCCATAACGACACTAGTAAAATATCCCTACTTAATATTTTTGTTTTTGAAGTTTTTTCTTATGTTTTT